CGCTGTTATCAATCAAATCGTAGATGAGCTAGAAATTACTGCGATGGGTGACACTGCTCACCGCTACGTAGCAGGTCTACAATCAGGCACATTTACAATCGACTTTATGAACGACTGGGCAACATCTGAGGTAAGCCAGACTCTAAATGAGGCATTTGGCAAGACTCTAGCTGTATCAGTAATTACAGTTAAGGGAACTACAGTTTCAGCTGCTAACCCTAGCTACCAGTTCTCAATCTTAGTAAATAACCTAACACCAATCGGATCAGCTGGAGTAGCCGAAATTGCTACATCTAGCGTTACATTTACTGTAAACTCTGGAATCACAGTATCGCCTACAGTGGCGTTCTAATTAAGGAGTAATAATGGCAAAGCTTATAATTACAAGGGCTAATGGTGAAGTCACAGAACACAAGATAACGCCAGGAATCGAATATAGCTTTGAATTGAAGTGGGGTTCAGGTATTAGCAAGATTTTGCGTGAGCATGAACAGCAAACTCATATTTATTGGTTAGCCTGGGAGTGCTTGCGCAGATCTGGCGCACAAGTACCTTTATTTGGTGCAGAGTTTATAGACAGTTTAGATACTGTTGAGGTAGCAGACGAAGAAAAAAAATAATACAGCGGGATTCTACAAGTTACAGCATAGCCACACTATCTGTAGAAACTGGGATACCGCCTAGCGAGTTTATTAATATGGACTCGGAAATGTATCGGGCAATAGTTCAAGTATTAACCGATAGAGCCGAAAGGGTTAAGAATGCCAGCAGAGGTCGTAGGCGTTAAAGACGTTCTTAATGGGCTCAGTTTTATCGATGAAGATTTAAGAATAAAAATTAGTAAGGCTATTGATCCATTAATGCGAGCAGTAGCAGAAAAGGCTAAAAGCTTTGTGCCATCTGATAGTCAAGTATTATCTGGATGGTCGAAGCCACTATCTTCAATCGATACAATTAATTACGAAAAAAAAGCATTTCCTAAATATGATAGCAGCGTAATTAAAGCTGGTATTGGATATAATCCTGGACAGAATGTTGCTACCAAAAATGGCTGGCAAGTAAGCCAATACGTTTACAATGTAAGTAGGACTGGATCTATCTACGAAACCGCAGGCAGATTAAACCCACAAGGTAGAGCGCCATTTACATTTAAGCATGAGGGTAGCGGCACCTACGTTAGAAAATCTCCTAAGAGTCAAGCGCTAGATTTTTATGATTCCAATAATCCATTTGCTAGCCAGCAATTTATTGGTGCTTTAGAGCCAGTAACAAAGCCTAAAAGAGTGCCTGGTGCACGTGGCGCAACTGGTCGAAAGATGCAAGGCCGTTTAATCTACAAGGCCTGGGCACAAGATAATACTAAAGTTTATGAAGCTATATTAAAAGCGATAGATAAAACAGCTGTGGAATTTACACGTAAAACCGAAGTTAAAAAGAAGGTGGCATAGTGGCCAATATATTTGTAGCAGCCTCGGCTACCTGGAATGGTAAGGCACTTAAAAAAGCCAAGCAAGATGTAAGTGTATTTGACAAGCAAGTTAAAAAATTAGGTGGCACACTCGCTGCAGCATTTTCAGTAAGAGCAATAACTAGATTTGGTAAAGAAGCAGTAAAAGCATTTTCAGCTGATGAGGCAGCCGCCAAATCTTTAGAGCAACAATTAAAAAACACTGGTTTTCAGTTTAGTTCACCAGCTGTAGAACTTTATATATCTAATTTACAAAAAACTACAGGCGTACTAGATGATGAATTACGCCCAGCCTTTCAGCAATTACTAACTGTTACAGGATCTATTACCACTAGCCAAAATGCATTAAATACAGCTATGGATGTATCAGCCGCCACGGGTAAATCTTTAAGCACTGTTACTGCAGCGTTATCACGTGCTTACGCTGGCAATACCACAGGATTAAGTAGATTAGGTGCTGGCCTAGATAAAGCCTTATTAAAAGCTGGCGACATGGATGCAATTATGGCCGAACTTAATAAAAAGTTTTCAGGTCAGGCGCTAGCTAGATTAGATACTTATGCTGGAAAAATGAGTTTGTTTGCTGCATCTGTAGCCAATGCCGAAGAAATTATAGGCAAAGGTTTATTAGATGCATTATCAGAATTAGGTGATGATAAGAGTATTGAAGGCTTAACCAATAACATGGAAGACTTTGCCACAGCTACAAGTGAAGTAATTGTGGGGCTAGGTAGAGTAATTGGTAAACTAAAAGCAGTAGGTAATATACCTGGCGTAGATGGATCAATTTTAAGAAATCTTCCATACATAGGTCCAGCCTTACGTGCTGCAGAAAGTTTAAGATCGGTTGGCCAAAATCCATCAGATCGTGGTGGACAAGAAAGAACTGCAGGCCGTGTACTCGCTGCTCAAAGAAAGCAAGAAATAAAAGCATCCCAAGATTTATTAAAACTTAAAAAACAAGAAATTACTACACTAAAGGCTAAAACTGCTTTAGATCAATTAAAAGAAAAGTTTGACATAGAGTTAATTGGTTTGCAAAAAGCACGTAATGAAGCTACAGATCAAGAAGTTAAATTAAGATTAAATGGGTTAATTGCTATTGCTAAGAATGATGAAGCACTGGCCAAAAAAGCATTAGCCGAACTTGCCGCAGCTGAGGCAGCCCAGGAATTTGCTAAGAAATTTAGCATAGCCTTAGAAGCTGTTAGATCCATGACTGACAAAATTAATCAATTTATTGCAAGCCAAGTTACAAGTTTTGATGATGCCTTAGAATCTATTAGATCCTTAAATGCTCGTATAGCCACCATGATTGCTAAACTGGGAACTACCATGACTACTACAGGTGGTAGTGGGGCTACTTATGATTATGCATTAGCCGAAGTTAAAGCTAAAAACGAACAAATTAAAGCCTTTGAATATAACATAGGCTTAGAATCTACCAGGGAGTTAAACGCTCGTATTAACGAATTTGTAGCACAAAGAACTTCTACTCAAACCCCTACAGAGATCCGAGTTACAGTAGATGCAGGTGGCGACAGATTAAGCCAAGCTATTGCCGAGAGTATTCAGGTAGCAAACAGATCAGGATATAGCACAGTACCAGCTGGATTTATAGTATGACAGTACCTGTAATAAATGCGATAATTAACTTTAGCACTGGCCCTAGTTTTGCTCAAACATTAATCTTAGATGAGGGCAAACTAGATGTAAACATATTAGGAGATGCCACAGCTGTAATCGTAGATGTATCTAATCGGGTTAATCGTATTGAAACTAACAGAGGTCGTACTGCACTTAGCGATCAATTTCAGACTGGTTCAATGACCTTGCGTATAGTAGATCAAAATGGTGACTTTAATCCTCAGAATGTAACAGGGCCTTATTACAATTTACTAACACCTATGAAAAAGGTACAGATTACTGCTACTTATGGTTCAGTAACTTATCCTATATTCTCGGGATTTATTACAAGTTATGTTACAACTTATCCAGATGAGTCAGAGGCAGATTTAGCCATGACTACCATACAAGCTGTAGATGCTTTTAGATTAGCCCAATTAGCACAAATATCTACAGTTACTGGCGCTACCGCAGGGCAATTATCTGGTACTAGAATTAATAAGATATTAGATGAGATTGATTGGCCAGCATCCCAACGTGATATAGATGCAGGACTTACTACATTGCAAGTAGATCCTGGCACTAACCGCACAGCATTACAAGCTTTGTTTACAGTGTCAGAATCAGAGTATGGCGCTATCTATGTGGATGCCGATAATAACTTTGTATTCCAAGACAGAGGCGTTACCGCTGGATCTATCGGTGGCACACCTACAGTCTTTGCAGACAATGGCACAGGCATAGATTACTTTGATGCTACCTGGATATTAAATGACGTACTAGTATTTAATAAAGCCACAATTACTAGAGCTGGTGGCAGCCCACAGGTAGCCCTAAATCAAGCCAGCATAGATAAATACTTTTTGCATAGTTACTTTTTAGATAACCTGCTTATGGAATCAGATGCCGTAGCCCTGGATTATGCCCAGGCTTATGTGGCTTCTAGGCAAGAAACTTCGATCCGTGTAGATGCCATAGTCCTAGATCTGTATACCGATAACTATAATTCAGGCATATTGGCAGCTTTAGGCTTAGACTTTTTTGATCCGATTACAGTCAAGACTACCCAGCCTGGCGGATCGCTTTTAGAAAAGACTTTACAGATTTTTGGGGTTCGCATGATGATTACCCCGAATAGTTGGAAAACTACGTTCACGACACTAGAGCCAGTCATAGATGCATTTATCCTAAATAATAGCATTTATGGTACTTTGGGCTATAATGTCCTAAGTTACTAAGGAGTAAAGATGGCAGCTGGTTTAGGGTTTAAGGATTTTACTACAGGCGAGGTATTAACTGCCGCTGACGTAGATGGCTATTTAATGCAAGGTATCTGGGTGTTTGCTAATGCAACAGCTAGAGATGCAGCTGTGACTTCTCCACAAGAAGGTAACTCATGCTATCTAAAAGACACAGATGTAATTCAAGTTTATTCTGGCTCATCATGGGTAGTTAAATCTGGTGGATCATCTCCATTAACTACCAAGGGTGATCTTTATACTTATTCTACAACTGATACCAGAATCGGCGTTGGCGCAGATGCAACAGTCCTTACTGCAGATTCATCAACAGCCACAGGATTAAAATGGGCAACCCCTGCTGGTGGCGGAAAAGTGCTGCAAGTGGTAAATGCAACAACAAGCACAGCAGTAAATATAGCAACAACAGCATTAACAGATAGTGGCATCACAGCAACAATCACACCAACAAGTGCTACTTCAAAAATATTTGTAATAATTTCTATGAATGCAAAAATTTCAAGATCAGCAAATGAAATAGATATTGGCGGAAAAATACTAAGAGATGCAACAACAATTTTGGATTATACTACTTATGGTCTTTTTTCAACAAAAGCAGGAACTGATAGTCCAACTTCAACTTACTTTGTAGAGCAATCAACAATTACTTATTTAGACAGTCCAGCAACTACATCAGCAACCACATATAAATTACAGGCGAGGGTAGATGCAGCAACAAGTTCTGCAAATGTTGCGTTCCAATGGATTAACGGACAAAGCACTTCATCAATAACTCTAATGGAAATAGGTGCATAATGAATGATTATTTAGTTCAAGCAATTAAATTATTAAAACCTACTGCAGAGTTTTCATACACTAATGATGATTATTCAACTATTAAATGGGATGTTTTAGAAGGTAAAGCGCCAACACAAAAAGAAATTGATAAGGCAATAGAGCAGGTAAAGGCTGATGAGATTGCACAAGCCGAAGCAAAAGCGCAAGCCAAAGCGGCAGCCGAAGGTAAACTAGCAGCGTTAGGTTTAACTACCGATGATTTAAGGGCTTTAGGTTTATAGCACAATCTTGAGGAAGTGTGGCAAATGAAACCATGGTTATGCGCAGCTGGTGTGCAGTTAAGAGATCAAGTTGATACCTGGTATCCAGATCGCAGCACTGCAAGTCCAGAAGGGTGGCTGGGCGATAGTCGTCATTCCTCCAGAAAATCGGATCATAATCCAGACAAATCTGGGGTCGTCAGAGCAATTGATATTAATGCTCGGTTACAGTCATCCGATAGCCTCGCACCTTATTTGGCTGACCAGATCAGAATCGCAGCCAAGTCGGATCCACGTATATCATACGTCATCTATAACGGGCGAATATGCTCGAAGATATTAAACTGGAAGTGGCGTAAATACAAAGGCATAAACCCGCACCGATCACACATACACATTAGCTTTACTAAAGCAGGCGATACAGATTCTAGGCCGTTCGATATACCACTACTAGGGGGCAAGATATGAAGATAACAAAGAAACAAAAAGCAATACTAAAATCCTATGCACGTGGGGTATTAGTATCTTTTTTAACATTTTTAGCAAGCAATGAATTAGGTTTAGATCCAGCACTGTCTGTAGTAGTTGCAGCACTTGCTGGCCCAGCAGCTAGGGCTCTAGATAAATCCGATACAGTTTATGGTGTCGGTGCTGATGAAAAATGAGTTTGAACGAATGGGCTGGCTTTGGCGCTGGCGTTATCGCCGTGCTATCAGGCGGGCTCATAGGGCTTCGCTTCTTAGTTAAAGGCTGGTTAAACGAGTTGCGACCGAATGGTGGCTCTAGCATGAAGGATCAATTAACTAGATTAGAACAGCGTGTTGATGATCTGTTTACTATCATAAGTAAGCGATAATTTCAATATGGCTACCGCACGCAAGCGCAAGAAGATTAATAAGCGCAAGGGTAAATACACCCATGAGCAGATTAATACCAAGTTAGATACCTATGCCATATCGTTGCGTGAGTTTTATTTAAGCCTAAGACGTGCAGGATTCCCAGTAGATCAAGCTCTCGGAATGTGCGATAAAAACGTATTTCCAGACTGGATAGCACCATCAAGCCCAGATTTTGATCCAGTTAATCCAGACCATGACCCCTACGAAGATGAGGATGATAATTAAGCGCATTGCGTTTGTATCAGATCTGCAAGTACCTTTTTTTAATGAAGCAAGTGTCAAATCCGTAGGCCGTTTTTTAGCTAAGTGGCGGCCTCATAGAACTATCTGCATAGGCGATGAAATTGATTTACCACAATTAGGCGGTTTTAATGCTGGCACTATCGATGAGATGGTTGGCAATATAAATGACGATAGAAAACAAACACAAGAAGTATTAAGTTACTTGGGCGTAACAGATGTACTTGGGAGTAATCATGGAATCAGACTTTACCGATCAATTAAAAAACGACTACCATCATTTCTCAACTTACCAGAAATGCAGTATGAGCGTTTTATGGGATATGACAAGCTCGGAATCAAGTTCAGTCCTTTCGGGCTTGACTGGGCGCCAGGCTGGACAGCCGTTCATGGAGATGCTTTCCCTCTTAGCCAAGTGCCTGGACAAACGGCCTTAAACGGGGCTAGAAGGCTTGGTAAGAGCGTTGTCTGTGGTCACACCCATAGACTAGGAGTATCGGCCTTTACAGAGGCTTCTAGAGGCCAATTAGGGCGTACTGTATGGGGCGTTGAGGTTGGCAATTTAGTAGATTTAAGCAGTTCAGGCATGGCATATACAAGGGGCTATGCTAACTGGCAACAAGGCTTTGCCGTGGCTTACGTGCATGAGCGTAAGGTTCAGGTAATAACTATACCTATCAATGCAGACGGCAGCTTCATATTTGAGGGCAAACTCTACAAATAACGTTATCAAATCGTTATCAAAAATAGGCCTTAAATCATCCACAAAGTCATACACAAGTGTCACACTATTTCCATGCCACAAATCGTGTGCATAGAAAGTAGGGCTACAAATGAATAACATATGGCTAGAAGCTAGACAGGATGGTCTTATATTTTTTTGGATCATGTTAGGTCTAGCAGTATTGGTACTGGCTTATTGGAAAATACAAAGTAGAGCGTTTGATCGTGGATACTGGGTCGGTAGATCAGCTGGCTGGAAAGCATCTATTGAGCATAATCAGAAGATCGAGAAACTAAGATCTAGGGCAGTATTTGATTATGACAAACACTGAGAAACTGTTTGCAGATGCAGTCGCACTTATACACGAAAGAGGGATGCATTACGGCCACCCAGCAATCCAGATGGATCGAATTGCCAAGTTATGGTCTGCGTATCTCAATTTCCCGATCACATCAAATCAAGTGGCAGGCTGTATGGCACTGCTCAAAATTAGTCGCAGCGTGGAAAGTCCAGAGCTTGACGATCACTACAAAGACGCACTTGCG